GAAGAGAGATACTTGACAGCAATGTACTTGCCGTCACCTGCCTTCGTGGCTTTGATCTCAGCGCCTGTGATAGTCGCGTTGTACCAGCCCTCGGGCAGTGGTTCAAAGTTTCCGGTGTTGCCTTTTGGCAGGGTGTCGATGGTAAATTCTTCGTCGAGGAAAGCCATGATTTATTCCTTTGTGATAGTGAAAGTGGGGCGTCCAGGGGTGGACGTGATAGCACCAAGCAAAGGCCCGGTCACAGCGTCAGCAGCCGCGCTCCAAGCCTTTGCATTGATCTCGGGTTTCCAGCGAAAGAGGCTGGACAAGTGTTCGGACAGACCAGCCTCTGCGGCCAGCATCTGGAGTTTGTCGGCGTCGATCTTCTTATTGATGCGGCCCTCGGTCTTGATGACGTGACCGTCAATGGCGTGTTTGATAGTGCCGTCAAGGTCTTTAGGGATGGCGAACGTCTCAACCATCAGGTCTTCCAGTTCCCGGCGCTCTGCCACCGCAATGCCTTCGGCTTTCTTGGCGTCAAGCCAGCGTTGGTATAAGGTGTTCATTGGGTGTACTCCAGTGCTTGCAGTTTGCTGATCTTTTCGTTGATTTGGTAGATTGACTTTGCAAAATCATCTTGCGCTTTTTGTTTGAGAGCCTGCAAGGCTGCGATCTTTTGAGCGGTAGGATCGTAGTTTTCAGGCGCGTCAAACTCAACTTCTTGTTGACCGACATAACTGCGGTCTTCAGTGTCGTCCATCTTGAATGAGGCAATTCTGTATTGCCCTTCTTCTTCTCACTCAAACTTTTGATAATGGACATGGGCCATGATTTTGATCTTCATGCCACACCGCCAATCTTGGCAATAATCTCGCCAAGGTCTGGCGCTTCCCAGGTTCCCAGCTTGCCTGACCGATCCTTCGCAAGCCACAGGCCGTCGCTGTCGCACATTAGGGCGCGTTGAGTATTGCCCTCGGCATCCTTCTCAACTCGCAGAGCCAGCACTTCATCGAAAAAGTATGGCAATGCTTGGCCGGTCTTGATACCCGGCATTGAGGGCGAATACAGCACCCGGCCCATTTCATCCTGAGTCTTTTCCAGCTTGGCTGTCATCAGGACATGGCGTCCGGGCAGGTCACGGAAGGCCCGAATAATGTCGGCCATCTGTTCCTGCATTGCGCCGTAGGCTTGGCGTGGGTCAACCAATTTTCCATTGACCTTCAATTTCTTTTCTGTGTTCAAACAAACTTCAGCGATCTCGCTGATACTGTCCAAAGCCACCGACTTGTGGTCAGACTCTAGAACCCAAGCGTAAGCCTCATGCAAGTCTTCCATACTGGTGATTTCCAGATACGGCAGGTCAGCGTCCTGCAAGGACAGCAAACCACCTTCAGCAGACAACACCACAGGATGCGGTAAAGTCTTGATCAAGCTGGTCTTGCCAGCCCCCGCTTGTCCGTAGACAAGCAACTTAACACCGTTAGCTGCAAGGCCTCCGGTACGTTTTAACGATATAGCCATTTGGCTCTCCTTCAGTTTGCGCTTCCGTCTGGACTCAGTTCGAAGCGTGCTTGCAGTGTAGCATAGGTTCGTGCTACAGTGTCAACAACTTTATGACGAAAGATGATAAATAAATGGCAGACCTCTCAAATATCCTCGGTGGCCCTTGGTCGCCACCCCCTCAAAAGCACGTTGATGCGCCTGACATTCAACTCAAAGACGCCATGCTTGGCGCAGGGCTAAAGCCACCGGACACCATCCACCTAGACGGCAAGCTGCACCGTTTTAACAGTGGCACAAAGGGCGAGAAAGGTCACGACAAGCCGGGTTGGTATGTGGTCTTCTCCGATGGCGTACCGGCAGGGCGCTTTGGCTGCTGGCGCTCGGGGTTTGAGTCAAGTTGGAAAGCAGACATTGGCCGCAGCCTGACGCCCGTAGAGGAAATGGCGCAGTCCCGGCGCTTGGCGGAGGCTAAGACCCAGCGGGACGCCGAGGTAAAGAAGGCGCGTGAGGTAGCCGCCAACACCGTTGATTTGATCTGGTCGCAGGCCGGGGCAGCAAGCGCAGAGCATCCCTATCTACAGCGCAAAGGCATCAAGGCGCATGGCGCAAGGATTACAGGCGACGGTCGTTTGATGGTTCCGCTGTACAACTCAGACGGCGAACTCTCCAGCATTCAGTATATTGATCATCAAGGCGGCAAGTTGTACCACCCTGGTGGACAGACCGGCTCGATGTATTGGCTGGTCGGCAGCATGGATGACGCCACAACGCTGTACATTGCCGAGGGCTTTGCAACCGCAGCCACCATAGCGGAGGTGACAGGCCAGCCTTGCGCGGTGGCTTACAGCGCCAGTAACCTAGTGCCGGTGACGGGAATACTGAAGGAAGGCCATCCGACACTGGACATTTGCATCGTGGCTGACCATGACGCTAGTGGAGTGGGGCAACGCTACGCCGAACAGGCCAGCGCAAAGTTTGGGGTACGCATGACAACACCGCCAGTTCCGGGGGATGCTAATGATTACGTCCAAGCGGGGCATGATTTGGCTCTGTTGCTCAAGCCGCCTGCACCCGTGACAGACTACCTTATTCATGCCGACGGCTTTTCAGCGCAGCCAGCGCCTATCTCATGGCTTGTCAAGCACTGGATACAGGACAAGGCCCTGGTCATGGTGCATGGCCCCAGCGGTGGCGGCAAGACATTTGTTACCTTGGACTGGATGCTGCATATTGCATCAGGCAAAGCCACTTGGTTCGGCCACAAGGTCAGACCCGGCAACATGGTGTATTTGGCTGGTGAAGGCCATCACGGCCTGCGCTCACGGATTGCAGCCTGGAAGCATCACAACAGCGTCAGCAACCTCAATATGTGGGTCAGCAAGTCAGGCGTAGACCTTAACACTGCCGAGGGGTACTTGAAGGTGGTGGAGGCCATACGGGCGCTCAAGATCAAGCCTGATGTGATCACGGTGGACACCTTGCACCGCTTTATGGCTGGTGACGAAAACAGCGCCCAAGACGCCAAGACCATGCTGGACGCCTGCGCGGCACTCATGCAAGAGTTTGGCTGCACCGTCATTTTGGTTCACCACACAGGCGTCAGTGAGGAAGCCCAGCACCGTGCGCGTGGCTCATCCGCATGGCGTGGAGCCTTGGACATTGAGATTAGCGTCATACCCGCCAAGGGCGACAAGTCCATTGAAATCGTGCAGCGTAAGAGCAAAGACGCCGAGATGGCAGCGCCGGTCTATGTTGATTTGGAATCGGTGGCAATACCCGGTTGGCTGGATGAAGATGGCGAGGCCGTCACCAGTGCGGTGGTGGTTAAGGGTGAAGTGCCTGAGTCTAAGCAAAAGGATAAGTCACTCGGGTTTGCCGATTTTGAGAAAGCTTGGTGGTCATCAGGCGCGGAGGAGCGAGGCGGCGCACCTTACCTCACCAAGTCAGTGCTGCGCGACTACGCCGTTGCCAATGGCATATCAACCTTTGCCGGGGCGCTTGCAGCCGGTTCACGCCGGAATCTGATTGATGGCAAGAACGCCCGGTACATCATTAATCTGCTAGACGCCAAGCTGATTGAAGTCCATGAGAACGGCTGGATTGTGATTGATCCCGGCACAGCATCTGGAATGATGTTGAAGAAATGATTGTTCTGTGCTAAACTTCTTGACATGAACAGACTAACCCAACTCAAAGCTAAGTTGAGGGCCGCACAGGCCGAACTTGCAATCCGCACCCGGACGCATAACAGTGCGTCACGGGCTTACAACAAAGTTACGGCACACATTGCCGAATTGGAGAAACGCATTGATCACCTGGAGAACCTTCCAAAGCAACCTGCCCAACTACAGTGAGGCCGACTTGTTGGCTTTGCTGGACGAGGAAAGATTAAAACACCGCAGAGTGTCCATGCTAGAGCGCATCCACCAACGCTACTGCACCTTACGCGCCAGCCGGGAACGGATGGAGATACTAAAAGAAGGAAAACGACCATGACCCTAATGCAACAATTTAAGAGGATGAGTAGGCGGCTTACGCCAGTCGAGATGGCAGCTACTGAACTTGCAGAGGCTGAACTGCACCGCTTGGAAGCCCACAGTGCGGTGGAGTACGCCACCAGTGTTGTGTCGTATGAAGACGCTAGGATTAAGCGCCTGCGTAAGTTCTTGGCAGATGCGGAGAAGACGGCATGACTGCTATCCCATCAAAGTATTTTGGCATCGGGCCGTACCGGGCTGAACAGATAGGGCCAGTTTGGTGGGCTGTGATGAATCGGCACGGCATCAACTGTTTGAATTTTCTGGAAAAACCTGGTGCTGTTGTGACGACTGAGCCACACGCCAAACGGATAGCAGATGAGTGGAACGCCAGAACCAAACCATTTCCCGAGCGCATTGAAACCTATGTTGCGCCAGTGACCATTCCGATGACCGACGCCGATATGGCATCTTATGTGTTAAGCCGCCGGTATAACTGGGAGACTAAACGATGGGCATGAACGTCTGGCCCTTCCCCACCCAGCTACCACCGAACCGGCCTGTACCGCCGATGCCATTCAACCCTGCAAACCATGAGGAGAGTCCGCTATGAATACAACAGGAGGCCCAGCGTTTCCGGGCTTGCACCCATCCAAAGAGTGCCATTACCAAGACGCAGGCATGACCCTGCGCGATTACTTTGCTGCCAAGGCAATGCAGGGTTTGATTGCAAGCCCGAGAGGTACGCCAGACGGCAGGGATGGTACCGATCACTACTACGCAAAGTGTGCCTACATCATGGCAGACGCAATGCTGAAAGCGAGGGAAGCATGACACAACCAGAAGTCTTGCGGCTGGCTGAAAAACTTGAACAAGGGTACGTAGCGCATACGACTGTACTGTACCCAGCCGCCGCCGAACTGCGCCGCTTGCATGAGGTGAATCAGGAACTGCTGGCGGCGTTAAAAGCATTGGTTGAAGCAGACGCACCGGATTACATCAAGAGCAGCATTTGGGAACAAGCCCGTGCAGCAATAGCTAAAGGAGAAGCCAAATGAAAGACGATGACGAACAATACATGAACCCGTGGCTGGAGGCTGGCATTGTGGTACTCATCACCGCCATCTCAACAGCGGCATTCGCCTTCTTTATTGGGTATCTGTCATGACCAAAGATGACATTGACAAGCTGTGGAATCAAGCTATGACAGACGCTATCAAAAATGGCGAAGACTTTACACGACACCGTTTTGCCAACCTTGTTGCCGCTGCCGAGCGGGAGGCAATAGCGCAAATGTTTGAAGCATCACCTGAACTAATTTCGTTTGCCCAAAACGATCAGGGCGGTTGCATCATATGTGGACTTAATCCAAAGATAGCGGCAAAGGCCATAAGAGCAAGGGGAAACACATGAATGAAGATGAGATCATTCTCATGGCAGACGCATCCGGGCTGTCGTATTACGGCATGGGTAAAGACAGGGAGAAGTTTATCTATTACCTTGAAGCCTTTGCCAACCTTGTTGCCGCTGCCGAGCGAGAGGCTTGCGCGAAGCTGTGTGACCGCATGGCGGCACGTTGCAACGACATCAGGGCCGCTGCTCTGGAATCAGCAGCAGAGAACATCAGAGCAAGGGGAAACACATGAGCCGACTACTTTTTGCTGCCGCGAGAGGGGCGAGGATACAAACTGATTATCAAAACAGCTGGATAGCTGCTGCGTATATTCCTACCGCTGATTACACAAGATACGACTTTCGCATCCACCCCGATGACGAGCATCTTGCCTATGGCCCGATCAGCACGGCGCTGCGGGATTGTGATGGCGACTTCCAATGGGTTTACATAGACTCAGAGCACATGCATGATTTAGCTATTAGATGTGCAATCTTTGCAAACTACGCACACAACATGTTGCATGAATGGCAGCAAAACAAAGACCGACTGACGCGCAGTCTATTTCTTTTAATTTTGGCCGAAGCACTGGCCGATGAGGGGATGTGATGACAGGATTTGAATCAAAGCGCCAAGCAGCGCAGGCCAAGGTGCGGGATGAGATGCAAGCGTTTATCGCAAAGCAGCGCCAAACAGAACGGGAGAGGTTAAACGACGACGACGACGATGACACTCAGGTCTATGCTGACACGCTGTTGATTGTGTACCAGCGAGGTTTCTCAGATGGCAAGAAAGCAGCACAGCGCAAACCGTTGACCGCAACCACAATCGGGAACATGATGCCAAGCCAGATACCGTCCGAATACGACGGCCCTCTGATGGAGTTTGCCCGAGCCATCGAAGCCGCCCACAACATAGGAGAGAAGACATGAGCGACAGAGAAGTAATGCAGCAGGCGCTGGAGGCGTTGGAAATATCGGCAGTTACTGTGGACAGCTTTCGCGTTCAAAAAGCAACGCAAGACGCCATCACCACCCTGAAAGCCGCGCTGGAGCAGCCAAAGCAGGAGCCGCTGACTGATGGGGAGATTTACACAGCGTACATCACCGCTGCAAACCAAACACTACGCCCACAAGACGAACGGATTGCGTTTGCTTTTGCCCGAGCCATCGAAGCCGCCCACAACATAGGAGAGAAGACATGAGCGACAGAGAAGTAATGCAGCAGGCGCTGGAGGCTTTGTGTTCTGCGGTTGAGCCTAAAAAGGGGAAAGTGTATGCGCGTGAGTTTGAGCCAATAGATTGCTATGCCATGCACGAACAAGCCATCACCGCCCTTCGCAAAGCACTGGAGCAGCCAGAGCAGGAGCCATGCATAGGAAAAGACCCGCGATGCCCTTGCCAAGACGGAGATGCGTGTCATTACAAAGACTGCGTGGGTACGAAGGCACTGCCAGTAGCACAGCCAGAGCAGGGGCCTGTGGCGTGGGCGGTGCAAGGCTGTTCAAAAATGTGGCGTGATGAGTTTGCGGAGATTGACGCAAAAGCAGAGGCAAAACGCATCGGGGGTACTTGCGTTGCGTATGCGCTCTACACCACCCCACCCGCAGCAAAGCGCCAGTGGGTAGGGCTGACGGATGATGAGATTGACAGTTGTTGGTATCAGTCTGGAGGAATAACACCGGGTTTTGCCCGTACTGTGGAAGCCAAGTTGAAAGAAAAAAATGGTTACTGAAGACGATGAATTTAGGCGCATCGAACGTGAGATCAAGTGGCGAAAAGAGAAAGCTGAAGCCGACTTGATGGTGGTCTACTCACTGAGGCTGACCAAAAACCAGCGCGTCAAGCTGCTACAACTCGGTGGGCCAACATGGATTAGGAATCAAATTGAACGATCTGCCTAACTTTGCAGCCTGGGAGCGTCAGACACTGGACAGGTTTGCCCTGGACGCTTACCTAAGACTTCAAGCGCAACAGGAGGCGTTGGAGCAGCTACGGCAAGACTTGCGGGATGCCATGAACTTACTTAGGACAAAAACAACGCACGTTCGTCTTGACGGCGTTTGACTAATCCTGGCAGAACCTTACCACCGCCCCTGGTGAACTTTAGGAACTCATCTGCCGCCGCTTCAATCTCACCCCGCAGAACCTTCTGACGGAGGGTGCTACGCTGTACGCCTCCCAGACCAAGGTTAAAGCCAAAACTGAC